TTTCGACAGATTTAGTAAATCCGACTTATAATAATAGTTTTGATTTAGTTCCTAGAATAGGAAGACCTGCAACCTCAATAACAGTGCCATTGAAAACAGGGTCATATTTAATCAAAGCAGTTGATAAGTTAGGAAACCAATCCGCTAACGCGACTATTGTTTCAACAGATATTGCTTCTGTTAATTTTGTCACACAAACAACCATTAATGAACATACTGCATTTTCTGGCACGAAAACAAATTGTTCTGTAATAAGTAGAAACTCAGCAAATCATATTGCTCCTACTATTTCAGGAACACTTGGAAACTCAGATGCAACAGTACCTGCAACATCAACTTATGCTTTCAATAATACGATTGATATTGGAGCAAAGTTAAAGGTATTGTTTTCAGCCACGATTACACAATTTATTGAAGATGTTTCAGAGTTTTTTGATGGGGGAAGACCTACTGCATCTACATTGTTTGATGATGGGCAACCTGCTCCTTTTGATGGAGCTGCGGAGGCTAATGCAAGTACAATTTTACAAGTTTCAACAAGTGATGACAATTCAACATTTTCTGAATTTAAACCATTTGTTGTTGGAGAACATATTGGAAGATATTTTAAATTTAGAGTTTTATTTGAATCAAGCGACACGAAAGCAAGAGCACTAATATCTAATTTATCTGTCACTGCTAGTTTAGCAAAAAGAAGAGAATCAGGGAATGACATAGAAAGTACAACTAGCACAAGTGGAAAGGCAGTGACTTTTGACAGTGCCTTTAAATTAGTTCCTGCGATTGGAATTAGTGCTCAAAATCTTGCAACAGGCGATTTCTATACGATTACAAATAAAACAGTTTCAGGATTTACGATTGAATTTTTTAACTCAAGCGGATCAACAATTAACAGAACATTTGACTTCATCGCAGAGGGTGTTGGTCAAGTAATAACATAAGGAGAAGATATGAGCCAAGTATCACAAATAACAATAGACAACCAAGCATTCAGTACATTTAGAACTGCTTTAAATAATAGTTTTGGTGCATTGAATACTGGACACATTGGAAGTTCAAGACCCGGAAGTGCGGCGGCTGGAACAATATGGTTAGACAATTCTGTAACGAATACGATCACAATGAAACTATTTGATGGCTCAGATGACTTAACACTTTTCTCGGTAAATACTTCAACAAATGCAGTTACCTTACCATCAACAGTAAGTATAACTGAGGCTGATCCGTCAGCGATCCCATTTGCAATTGCATTAGGATAACAAATCAAGTAAAAGGATAAAAATATGGCAAACAATTTCTCGGTAATAGAAACGACAGTTTCTAATAATAGTGCGGCAACTGTCGTATCTACTACATCAAATAAGCAAATAATTGTAGGAATGAACTTGGCAAACACAGGAAGTTCATCTATTGCGGTTGATGTCAAAGTGAACGATGGTTCAAGTAATTTCTTTATTGTAAAAGATGTAAGTATTCCAATCAATTCTAAGGTTGAAATAATTAAAGGTAAACTCGTATTAGGGAGCGGTTATTCAGTAACAGTACAATCAGACGCATCAGGTGGCGATCTTGATGTGGTTGTGTCATTACTAACCGATGTAACATAATGCACGATACAAACGATATATTTTATGTAGGCTCAAAAGCTGGTCTTGATGATGTGGACTTGCTTCATAAATCAACAATAACAAAATCATTTACAATCCCAAGTGATAGTAATTCATTGATGGTCGGTACTGTTACCTTTTCTGGTACTGTTACGATTGATGGAATATTAGTAATAGTATAGGAGATAATATGGCTGGAATAGAAATAGATGGTGTAAATAATAAAATTGACTTTGATGATGATAAAGATACATCGATTTCTGCAAATGTAGATGACACATTAGTAGTTGAAGTTGGTGGTAACACTCTTGCAACTGTCACCTCAACTTCTGTTACATTTAACGATGGAGTTGAAATTACAACTGCTGATAATACAGACACACTTACATTAACATCAACCGATACTGATTCAGACTCAGCTCCAAATTTAAGACTGTATAGAAATTCTGGTTCTCCCGCAGTAGGAGATAATATAGGTCAAATAGATTTTGAAGGACGCAATGATGCTTCTGAAGATGTTGTTTACGCAAGACTGATGGCTAGAGTTAGAGATGAATCAGATGCAACTGAAGATGGTGGTTTTCAAATAGATGTAATGAAGGGTGCGGTTCTAAGGAGTTTAATGAAATATTTTTCAGATGGTTCTGCTCAAGAATTGTCTTTTAATGACGACTCAATAGATATGGATTTTCGTGTTGAAACTGGAGATCAAACTCATGGTTTATTTGTTGACGGGGGTAATAACATGGTGGCAGTAAATAATAGCACCTATGATAACGCACAATTCAAAGTTCAACAAGATACTGCTAGTAGATTAATGGCTAGATTTAACCATGAAGCTACATCAGGCAACTGCTTTGGTGTAAGATTTGAATTTAAAGGTCAAGCACCTGATAATCACACATCTGACTTTTTAGTAGCTGGGGACACAGTAGCATCAAGACTTTTTATACTTGCTGATGGTGATATTCAAAACCATGACAATTCCTATGGTGCGATTTCTGATGAAAGACTTAAAGATCAAATTAAAGATTCTGGCTCACAATGGGACGACATCAAATCAGTTAAAGTGAAAAAATTTAAATTTAAATCTGATATATCTGATAAAGGAGACAGCGATTCCTTATGGAGGTTAGGTGTAACTGCTCAAGATTTAGAAGCATCTGGAATGAGTGGTTTAGTAAAACAAGAAATTTTATTTGAAGCTGATGATCCAGATTTAAAAGATAATCAAGTTGGTGATATTAAAAAGCATAAAAGTGTCAAATATTCTATTCTTTACATGAAAGCTATTAAAGCTCTACAAGAGGCTATGGAAAGAATTGAAGAACTTGAAACAAAAGTAGAAGCATTGGAGAACGCATAATGACATCAAAAATTAAAGTAGATACGATAGAAGAAAAAACAAGTTCAGGTGGTGTTACTATAGATAGCCTTGCTATCAAAGATGGCAAGGTAACAAACCTTATGAATTCTACACTAAACCCAGCCGATATGGGTGCGGTTCATATTAAAGTTGCAAGTAGTGGCGACACAGCTATTGATAGTAACAATGATGATTTAGTAATAGAAAATGATAATCACGCAGGTATAACAATATCAACTCCGAATGATAAAGCTGGTGGATTGTATTTTTCTGACCCTGATGATGCCGCTTCAGGTAGAATTGTTCACGATCACAATGCTAACACAATGACCTTTCAGGCGGGTAATTTAGAATTTTTAAGAACTGATTCATCACGAAAATTATCTACTGGTGGTGAAGATGCTCCTGATTGTGATGCTGGAGGTCTTACTTTAGACCAAAACGCAAATGATGCGAAAATTTTAACTATGAAATCTTCTGATGTTGCTCATGGAATAACGAGCAATGCTGAAACAGATACTTATGCAGAATTTAGTAAAGCAAGTAGTGGTAGTGGCGGTTTATTAATAGAAACTTTTATGGAGACAACTTCCTCTTTCATTTTAAATGCTCATCATACGAGTGAAAACACAACACAAGCTAGAACAGGATTTGATTCTGCAATAAGATTAAATACAGTTTTAAAAAGTGGCACAGGTGGAACAAGTCATGGTGCTAGTGCAAATATTTTAAGTGTTGAAGATGATTCCACAGCTAGAGTTTTATTTACAGGTGATGGTGATGTGTTTTCTGATAGAACATTTAGTGATTCTGCTTTTGACCATTACGATGATGCCCATTTAGTAAGAGCTTATGATTTATCTCATGGTAAAGGTGTTATAGATTCTAAATTTGATAAATTTGTTCAATACAATGCTCAAAAACTTGCTGACTTAAATATAATAGGAAAAGAGGTAGATGGCACACCAAGTACATTCGTAAACATAAACGGACTTCAAAGACTTCATAATGGTGCTATTTGGCAACAATACGAGAAGCATCAAAAACTTGCGGAGGCTGTTTATGAATTAGCAAAAGCGGCAGTTGGTGAAGAAAAAGCGAATGAGATACTAGAACAAAACGATATAAAATTATTAAAGGAGTAAACAATGGCAATAACAGCAAATATGACAACACATGAGGGAATAGTACTTACTGATGCGTATTGCTATATTCCAACAGCATATGTTAAAAAGTTTGACGGCGAATGGTCAGGCAACGATGATGATGGTTATACACAAGCTGATGCAACATGGAAATTAATCTATGATGTTTTAATTTATGCTGATGCTGATAAAAGAGCAGATATGCACGAGCAAAATTATAGAATTAAAAATCGTCATGTAGATCACTTAAAATTAGATTACGATTTAAATGAAACAGACAATCCTTTCAAACTTGCATACGAACATTTAAAAACAAACGATCAATTAACTAATGTACAGGACGCATAATGAGTGAATTAAGAGTAGATACAATCAACGAAGCGACTACTGATACAGGAACGACCATCAGTAAATTAACTAATCCCAATGAGCCATTTAGAAATTTATTAATTAATGGTGATGTAAAAGTTGCACAAAGAGCAACTTCAACATCTTCTATTACGGGAAATGGCTATCATACAGTTGATAGAATGAACTCTATTATATCAAGTCAAGGCACATGGACACAATCACAATCAACTGATGTACCTACTGGTCAAGGATTTGCTAAATCTTTAAAAATGGATTGTACAACTGCTGATGCTAGTCCAGCCGCAAGTGATATCATAAGAATACAACAAGCTATAGAGGGTCAGAATTTACAACATTTAAAATATGGAACTTCATCAGCTAAAAGCACAACATTGTCTTTTTGGGTTAAATCAAATAAAACTGGAACTTATGTTATTCAATTATTAAATGGTGCAGTTTCAAGACAAGTTGGAAAAACTTATACAATTTCATCTGCTGACACTTGGGAAAAGAAAACTATTACTTTTCCGGGAGATACTTCTACAGCATTAGATAATGATAATACTGCTGAACTTTATGTTCAATTTTGTTTAGGAACTGGTTCTAATAGATCATCAGGCACATTGTCATCAACTTGGAAATCATTTTTAAGTGCAGATCAATTTGCTGGTCAAACAGTCAACCTTGCAGATAGCACATCAAACGAGTGGTACATAACAGGAATTCAATTAGAAGTGGGAGAAATAGCAACAGACTTTGAACACTTACCTTTTGATGTTCAGTTAATGAGGTGTCAAAGATATTGCCAAAAATGGGATTTTACCGCTTCTCCCGGATTCGCAAGTATAGGTCGAACATTAAGCTCTAATAGAGTTGATCTATGGTTTGAACCAAAACTTGAAATGAGAGCAGAGGTTGATGCTATAAGTGATAGCTTAACAACATCGACCATATATAGAGGAGATGGAACAAGGCACGATGGTGTAACTCAAACAGGAACACAATTAACTAACTCAAGCAAGGCGGCATTTGGAGTTAGAAAGACATATAGTGATACCATTGAAGGTGATAATTTAGTATCTTCACAATTTGGAGGCACGTTGATAGCAACGTGTGAATTATAATATGCAAGTAAAATATATCAAAGACCCAGAAACTAATGAAAATGTTAATATAATGGTCACCCATGCAGATGGAACAATTATTCATGCTGTAATTAAAGACGGTACAGAAACTTGGGAAACTGTTAAAGAGTGGGTAGCAAAGGGAAACACAATAGAGGAAGCTGATTGATGGCAAGTCAAGCACAAAAAAATAGTGAAGCCATACAAAGGCTAGATAAGAAAGTTGCATTGATGGAAGCAGACATCAAGATCATTAAAGACAATCATCTGCATACTATTGAACACAAAATTAATATTCTTACAAAAGTTGTTTTAGCTTTATCGTTTATGTTCACGATAGTTTTTGCTGAAACAGTTAAAACATTTATAGACATTATTACATTATAGAGGGGAGACCATATGGAGAAATGTA